TACTTGTCACAGAATCTTGTTTGCCATCTTGTCCATTTAAAACTGACCACGATTCAATGGGAAGCAGATATGGGCAGAATCAATATTGGGCAACGTTAGGAAATCTTTCTTGTACTAAATGGAGAAGTGGTGATTGGTCACAAATGCCTAGAATTGGAACAGATTTAATTTACATAGATGAAGAAAACTTCAATGAATTTGCGGAATTAGTTGATGTATTTAAGTACACTGGCAGAGTAGGTAATTTAGAAGAAGTTGAAGGGGATATAAATGATTATAAATTTGTTTGGGGAGTGACTGCTACTTCGTCTGCATTATTTGTATATTCAGGTAATAATTATTCTAAGAACGATTTAGGTTGGTGGATGACGTCAGATAGTCATAGTGATATATTGAAAAATAAATTAACTCCTTTGAATAATTGGTCATCTGCTAAAATTGTGAAGAAAGATTTTATATCAGAGGACACTTGGAAGTATAAAGATAGGGTGTTTCTTGATAATATATGGGCAACAAAGAAAGGGAAATCTTTAGCAAAAATACTAAAAGATTGCAAAAATCAATGCTGGGATTGCCATGCATGCGAAAAAGTATTTAAAGTTACTCCTGTAGACTCGATAATTCAAATTAACAGAGAGGATGATAATCTTATAAACGAAGATAATACAGTAAATATAACAAACATATAAGGAATGAATAAAGTGAATATAAAAAAAATAACAATCGTAGGCGGTGGATCTGCTGGTTGGATGACTGCGAGTGCGTTGATAAAACATTTACCAGACGATACTACAGTTACATTAATAGAATCTCCTAGAATTGGAACAATTGGAGTAGGTGAATCTACCATTGGGCATATTAATACATATATGGATGCTATGGGACTGAAGGATAGTGATTGGATGTCTGAATGTAATGCTACGTATAAAACATCTATTAAATTTACAAACTTTAGAGAAAAAGGGTCAACTTTTCACTACCCATTCGGAAAATATGACTTTTCTTTAACTCCTGATGGGTTAAATGATTATTGGAGGTGGAAAGCAGTTGACGACAAAGTGACGGAATATGATTTTGCAAAGTTATTCCATTCAACAATTAAAATGATTGATGATAATAAATTCACAGATAATGAATTTAACGAATTACACGGTTTCAACTTTAAATATGACACGGCATATCATATGGATGCTACTCTATTTGGTCAATATTTAAAAAGGAGGTTTTGTGACGATTCTTCTAAAATGACACATATATTAGACGAAGTTGTTGATATAGTTCAAAATGAAGACAATTCAATTAAAAAATTAATAACAAAAGAAAGTGGTGAACTTGAAGCAGACTTGTTCATAGATTGCACGGGGTTTGCTTCAGTATTGCTTGATAAAACATTAAAAGTTCCATTTATTAAGTTTGATGATGTTTTATTAAATGATAGAGCAGTGGCAACTCAGATTCCATATATCGACAAAGATAAAGAAATGGAAAGTGTTACTAATTGCACGGCAATTGAAAATGGATGGGTTTGGAATATTCCACTTTTCACGAGAATTGGCACTGGGTATGTATATTCAAGTAAACACGCAACTGAAGAAGAAGCAGAGGAACAATTTAGGAGACATTTAAAGAGTAGTGATATGGTAATTGCTGACGAACAACGTGCTGACGATGCTGAAGTTTTTCATCTTAAAATCAGACACGGGATTCATAAGTATGCGTGGAGTCATAATGTTGTTGGCATTGGGTTAGCATCAGGGTTTATTGAACCATTAGAATCTACAGGTTTAATGTTAGCACACGAAAATATATTATTCTTATTAAGAACATTATTAAGAAGAAATGGTATTATAAATCGAATTGATGTTGATAGTTTTAACTTTGCGGTTAGAGATACCATGGAAGGATTCAGACAATTTATATCGTTACATTATGCACTATCAAGTAGAAGTGATACTCCATATTGGGAAGAAATCACAAAGAATATAAGTTATGACAAAGCAGTTTATGAATTTACTTCAGAGGGTGCCCCATTAGGTAATAATGTGTATGCAGATTTAGCATATTCTTTGAATATGTCAAATTCCATAGGTAATAATGTAGGTGGCACATCTTATATTCTTGCGGGCATGGGTTTTGATTTAGTCACTCCAGTCGACTTAATAACTATGAAAGAACGACTCAATATAAATACTGATTATTCTTACCTCAGGGAAGAGTTTGATAAAAAACAAGACCGATTAGGGCAGTTAGTAGATTTAATGCCTACACATTATGAGTGGTTGAAAGAAAACATTCACACAGATAAAGTTAAAACGGGAGAGATTAATAATGGCAAATAGAGTTAATCTAGACGGAACGTTTGCAACAGAAGAAGTGTCAATAGACAATGCACAAGGACCAACTAAATCGTTCGAAGAGATTTTAGAAATTTATAAACAACGCAAAGAAAAACGAGATAAGTTGAAATCTAAAAAATAAAAGTCTTATAGAATCCCACTAATTGTGGGATTTTTCATCTAAAGGATCCTTTTATATAAATATATGAAATACATAGGTATATTACAATGCATCCTCATTAGGAGTGATGTAGTATAAATATTAATAAAGAGAACTATTATGGCAAAAGTACAATCAGCAACTGAATTAAAAGAATACGCATATCGTAGATTGGGTTATCCAAAGGTAGAAATACAAGTGGACGATACTCAGGCAATGGATAGAATTGACGATGCTATTCAAATGTTTGTTGAAAGACACTATGATGGTGTTGAAGAAAAATATGTAACTATCGCATTTACTGCAACAGATGAAGCAAATCAATATTTAACATTAAATGATGATGTTGTTGCTGTTACTCGTATTTATGAACCAGGAAGATATTCTTCAGAAGCAATGAATGACGTTCGTTATCAAATTGCATTTGACCAAATGTTTGACTTGACAAAAGTCAATATGCAATATTTTGAAATGACTATGCAACATCTAGATTTGATTTCTGATTATTTCAAACCAGATAGAACTTTTACATTCAATAAAGCAAACAATAGATTATACTCACATTCAGGCACAATGTTAGGTCCATCTTGTAATGTTAAAGGTGTGTGTTCAGACGTATCACTTACAACAGAAGCATTATGTGTATCACCTGCAACTTGGACGTCTTATTCAACCGAATCAATTTGTACTACTGCTGGGGAAACTTGGTATGAGGGTTCTAAAATAGTATTAAGAGCATTCGTTGGTTTAGCACCAGACACTGGAACTTCATATGCACTTGATGTATATAACGATGAGTGGATTAAGAAATATACAACTGCATTGATTAAAAAGCAATGGGGTTCTAATATGAAACAATTTGATGGTATGCCACTTCCAGGTGGTATTGTTGTCAATGGGCAACAATTATGGGATGAAGCAAATGAGGAAATTCTTAGACTAGAAGAACAATTCTCACTTGAATATGAAATGCCAACAAACTTTTTAGTAGGATAATAAAATGGGTATGTTTGACAATATGTCCCAATCTACAATGATTAAGGATATGGTAGAGGAAATAGTAGAAGTCATAGGATTTACTGCTAAATACCTACCTCGTAAATATAAAAACTTAGATCCAGTATTTGGTGAAGATCCAACATCACATTTTGATACTGTTTGGACTTTAAATATACTTGTAGATGAATACCAAGACTATGGTGACGTAGGCGACTTCTATTCTAAATTTGGTGTACAAGTGACTGATGAAATGAAAGTCACATTTACTAAGAAATCATTCGCAGAACAAACAGTAGCAACTGACGACGATACTCCTATTGCTGGTGACTTATTATATTTTGGTGGACTTGAGGCATTATTTGAGGTAACATTTGTTGGAAACGATTCTTCGTTCTACCCAACACCTGATGGACCACAACACGTTTGGCAGTTAAATCTCAAACCTTGGGAATACGGACACGAAGATATTGATGTTGTTGACGCAGAAATTACTGGGTTAGAAACAGAGATTCAATCAACATTAAACAATGAATTAGGTACTCCTGATTGGGACGTTTTAGATGATGATATTCTTAATTTTGAAGAAATGAATCCATTTGGATCAATAGGATAATATTATGTTTGGAACTACTTTCTATCACGGAACGACCCGTAAACTTATTGTTGCCTTTGCGTCAGTTTTTAACAACATTCATGTTCAAAGAAAAGATGGTGCTAATGTTACAGACATTAAAGTTCCTATTGCATATGAGTCTCAAAAGAAATACCTTGCTAGATTAATAAAAGATACTAAAAAGAATAGACAAGTTCCACGTATGGGTTTTATTATGAACGGCATGGAATTAGACCAAAACCGTACTATGAACCAAATGAACGAATTATCGTTCAATCATGATTCAGACGACACAAAGTCGTTTAAAATGTATGCACCAATTCCTTATAATTTCAATTTTACGTTAGACATTTACGTTGATTATATGGATGATGGTTTACAAATTATTGAGCAAATTGTTCCATATTTCCAACCAGATTTTAATGTAGTTATTGAAGAAATACCAGTATTAAATATTGAACGTGATGTTCCTATTGTTCTTGGTGGTGTTACAATGACAGATGAATTTGAAGGTGAATTTGGAGAACATAGAATTGTCAATTGGACGTTAGATTTTGTAATGAAAGGTTGGGTTTATCCTCCTGTTAAGGATGGTAAAATTATTAAACAAATCATTGCAAATTACAAATTACCTAAAGACGGTGGTGATTTTGATTTATCAGACACTACTACAATTCTAGAACAAGTTAAAGAAACAGTAGATCCACTATCTGCAGGTGTAGATGACGTGTGGACTACTAAAGTTGAAGTTGGTCACCCAGACGATCCTAATGATGCAACAGACGTTGACACCATGAGTGAAGTCAATTGGCCAGTAGATTAGATTATGAGATTATATTATGACAAAGAAAACGATTGACGAAAAATTAAATGAAGAATTACTTTTAGAAGCAGAAGATATCCTTGCTGAGTTTGAACACCCAGAAGATGTCGAAGTTGTTGAAGTTGAAGTATTAAGTTCAGGAAAAGAACGTGGACTAACACCAAGGGTTGAAGTTGAGTCAAACTCAGCTACTGGTGATTTAAATGCTGACTATGAATATGTTAGAGATAATCTCTACAATTTAGTGGAACGTGGAAACGAAGCACTAGAGGGTATTATAAGTTTAGCAAAAGAAATGGAACATCCAAGAGCATATGAAGTTGCTTCTGGATTGATTAAATCTGTAACGGATACAACTATGGAGTTGATGAAGATACAGAAAGAATTACAGATTATGAAAGGGGAAAAACCCAGCGGTAACACGACCACGCATAATAATCTTTATGTTGGGTCTACTGCTGAATTACAAGCAATGCTTAAAGGCAAAGACCTAAAATAAAGAGAGTTACCAATGGAAAAGAGAATTAATACTGTAGAAACTGATTTAGAATTACTGAAGAAGGATATGTCTGCGTGCCAAGCAAGTATTAGACAAGATATAAACCATTTGAGAGAAACGAGAGCAGAATTACCTAGCTGGTTAAAGAACTCAGCAGTTGGTATTATATTTGCTATCTTTTCTCAAACAATTGCTTCTGTATGGTGGGCATCTCAGATATCATCAGGACAAAATAGTATGGCATTACAAGTTGCTACCAATACTGCATTTATCCAGAGCTGGCCAGAGAAACACAACGAAGTTATGATAAAACTTACAGAGATAACAATTGATAATAAAAATATGAAGGGAATGCTTCACGACATTAAAAAATTACAAAACGACGACCACCCTCGTGGACGACCACATACAGAGTAAGAATTATATTATATTATGGCAAAAACGATATATCTAGGAAACCCAAACCTCAAACGTCAAAACGTAGAAATTGACTACACTGAAGAGCAGATTAAAGAATATGTAAAGTGTAGAGATGACCCTATCTACTTTATCAAAAATTACATTCATATTGTAAACCTTGATAAAGGATTAATTAAGTTTGACTTATATCCATTCCAAGAAAGGTTAGTCAATACATTATACAATGAACGTTTCACAATCGTGAAGTGTCCTCGTCAGTCTGGTAAATCTCAGACCAGTTTAGCATTTATGCTTCACTATGTTCTATTCAACGATCAAAAGAATATCGCAATTCTTGCTAATAAATCAGCAACCTCAAGGGAACTTCTAGGTCGTCTTCAAATGGCATATGAAAAGTTGCCAATTTGGTTACAGCAAGGGGTTATGGAATGGAACAAAGGTTCTATTGAACTAGAAAACGGTTCTAGAATACTTGCAGGTTCTACTTCTTCAAGTTCAATTCGTGGTTATTCATTCAACCTAATCTTCCTTGATGAGTTTGCATTCGTACAACAAAACATGGCAGAAGACTTCTTCCGTTCAGTATATCCTACAATTTCATCTGGTACAGATTCTAAAGTAATTATCGTTTCTACACCTAATGGTATGAATCACTTTTATAAAATGTGGTTAGATGCCGTTGAGAAAAGAAACACATATCACGCATTTGAAATTAATTATTGGGACGTTCCTGGTAGAGATAAAGAATGGAAAGAAGAAACTATTGCTAATACCTCTATAGAACAATTTAAACAAGAATTCGAATGTGAGTTCTTAGGTTCTGCTGGGACATTAATTGCTCCTGCTAAACTACATGCTCTAGTAATGAGAGACCCAATTTTAATAAATGATAAATTAAAGGTTTATGAAGAAACGGTAGAAGGAAATGCATATTTTATTGCAGTTGATGTTGCAGAAGGACGTGGACAAGATTATTCATCTATGAATGTCATTGACGTATCCGTATTGCCATTTGTTCAAGTTGCTACATATAGGTCTAATGAAATATCACCATTATTATTCCCTCATTATATTATGCAAGTAGCAATGGCATATAATGATGCAACAGTTATCATTGAATCAAATGGTCCAGGAGCAGAAGTTGCTAATATCCTTCACTATGACCTAGAATACGATAATACTATTAACGAATCGGGGGTTCTTAATAAACTTGGTCGCAAAATGACTAGTCGTGTTAAGGGAATTGGTTGTTCTAACCTTAAAGATTTAATTGAACATGATAAGTTAATTATTAACGACATGACCACTATCACTGAATTATCTATGTTTGTTACCAAAGGAAAGTCTTGGGCAGCAGAGGGTGGTGGTCATGACGATATGGTTATGGGTCTTGTTATGTTCGGGTGGATATCAACTCAACCCGAATTTAAAGAATTGACCGATATGGAATTACGAGTTAGATTATACGCAAATAAAATACACGAGATTGAAGAAGACTTAACACCATTTGGTTTCATTGATGGTGGTAATAATGATGAAGAAATTCTAGTTGAGGGCGGTGAAGTTTGGACTGTTCAAAACAGCGGAAACATGGTGTTTTAAAAACTTGAAAATTATAAATAATAGTATCGAAATAATAAGGTTTCGAAAAAATAAATTTATTTAATATAGGAGAATGACAATGGGATTTCAATTAAGTCCAGGCGTTCAAACGAAAGAAATCGATTTGAGTACGTCTATCCCTGCAGTTGCTACCAGTTTAGGTGCTACAGTCGGTCGCTTCACATGGGGCCCTTGCTTTGATGCAACTTTAGTGGCTTCTGAGAGCAATCTAGTTAGTGTTTTTGGTAAACCAAATGCAGACTCATACCCAGCGTTTCTAACTTCTGCAGCTTTTTTAAGTTATGCTAATTCACTTCAAGTGGTTCGTGTAGTTGATAATACTGCTACCAATGCTAACGCATCTGGTACTGGTGTTTTAATTAAAAATGCTGAAGATTTTGAAACACAGAAAGATTCAGGTACTTTAACAGAAGGTTTTTACGCACGATACCCAGGAGCATACGGTAATATGATTACCATTGAAACTGTAGATGAAGCTGGTTTTGCCGCATGGGCACAAGCTGGTGCATTTGATGCTGGTCCAGTTGCAGCTAATTCTGAAATGGCAATTGCTGTTTTAGTTGATGGTCAAGTTGCTGAAGCACATATCGTTGCTACTGCTACTGGAAAGATTAATGCTGATGGTAATAACATCTTCATTGAGAAAATCATTAATGACACATCGAAGTTAATTTTAGCAGTTAATGCTAATGTTACTAATGGTGCGTTATCAGTAGTATTTGCTGATGGTGCTGACACAGGTGTTGGTGAAGACGATTATAAATTAGGTTGGGACGAATTAGCAAATGCTGATGATGTAAATGTTTCAATTCTACTTGCTGGTGGTGTTACTAATGAACCTAAAGCAATTGCTTATGCTGTTCAAAAGTATATGGTAGAAACTATTGCTGAAGTTCGTAAGGACTGTATTGCAATGTTATCTCCTGCTAAAGAAGATGTTGTAAATGTTGGTGGTGCAGCTAATGCTGTTACTAATGTTATTACATCACGTAAAGACGTAATGTTTAATGTTGCTTCATCTTACGGATCTTTAGACGCAAACTACAAGTACACATATGACAAGTATAACGATACTTACCGTTGGATTGGTTTTAGTGGTGATACTGCAGGTTTACTTGCACACACTGATGCTACTCGTGACGCTTGGTGGTCGCCTGCTGGTTTAAATCGTGGTCAAATTAAGAATGTTGTTAAGTTAGCATATAACCCTTCAACTACTTTACGTGACCAATTATACATGTTACCTAATGGTATTAACCCAATCGTTTCTTTCCCAGGTCAAGGCACTGTGCTTTGGGGTGATAGAACTTTACTTACAAAACCTTCTGCATTTGACAGAATCAATGTTCGTAGATTATTCATCGTTCTTGAGAAAGCAATCGCAATTTCTGCTAAATACTTCTTGTTTGAATTTAACAACAAGTACACTCGTAGAAACTTTGTGAATATGGTTAATCCATTCCTTGCCGGAATTAAAGGCAAACAAGGTATGTATGACTTTTATGTTCAATGTGATGAAACCAACAACACTCCTGAAGTGATTGACGGTAATCAATTTGTTGCTAGCATGTTTATTAAACCTGCTAAGTCAATTAATTACATTACTTTGAACTTTGTTGCAACTAAAACTGGCGTTGACTTCTCTGAAGTTATCGGTCAGGTATAATAAGGAGAATTGAAATGAATTACGATAATTTTAGTTCACAACTAACTGCTGGTTCTATGAACTATGCTCGCCCCAATCTATTCGAAGTTACATTAAGTCTAGATGGAGATGAGAAGTTTGTTTGTAAAGCAGCTTCTTTACCAGCTACGACGGTTGGTGTTGTTGAAGTTCCTTACCAGAACCGTAAGTTAAAGGTTCCTGGTGACAGAACGTTCCAAGACTGGACAGTTACAATCATCAATGATGAGAATATGGCAGTACGTCATGCGTTATTAGCGTGGCAAGCTGAGATTCAAGGGTTTGATAAGTTCGGTTCTACTGGTGTTACTCCAGACGACCATCATCAGTACTTAACGGTCACTCCGTTAGACAGAACAGTTGATGGAGCAATATCAAATAGTGAAGTTAATCTTTACGGGTGGCCTTCAGAAATCGGTTCTATCGATTTAAGTTGGGAAACTACTGATGCTGTTCAAGAGTACACTGTAAC